GGTATGAGGATAACGCCCTAAGTATCTGGGAAACAAAGACAAATAGCCGTGGCCTCAAGGAGTCCACCAAGACCAAACACATTCGAGCCAATGCACATGACCGCCTTGGCAAGGAATGGGAACGTGAGCAAATCTGGAACGATGGGTATTAGAAATGATTGAGCTATTAGCAACACCGCTTATGTGTCTGGCACTTAATGTGTATCACGAAGCACGAAACGAAAGCACAATGGGACAGCTTGCGGTGGCACAGGTTGTGCTTAATCGTGTAGAGGATGACCGCTTCCCTGACGATGTGTGTGCTGTGATTACACAGGGCATACATTGGGAGAGCAAGCCAGCCAAGAACAGATGCCAGTTCAGTTGGTATTGTGATGGTATCTCTGACGAGCCACGTAATGAGAAAGCGTTTGTCCGCTCACAAGAGATTGCCGCAATGGTTCTCAACGGATGGACACACTCATTCGCTGATGGTGCAACACACTATCATGCAGACTATGTGATGCCAAGCTGGGCGCATACCTTTACCAAGGTGGCAACGATTGACAACCATATATTTTACAGGTGGGACTAATGAGCAACCTATGGGAACAAGATAAGAAGCAACTCTTTCGAGAATTGTATCACCAATATCTTGACGAAGGATACAGTCAAAAGGAAGCAAAGAAGATGGCACGGGAGGAGGCAAACGACCTGCACTCAGACAGCGTGAGCTTTGCCTTTGGTCTTTCTGAGCAGGAGCATGACGAATGAAACAGATGTCTCTTCGTAAGCTCAAGAAGATGGACGGGTTCTTTGGTAGGCTGTTTGTCTACGACGAAGACGCAGAGCAATGGCTTGAACGTATGAAGCTGAAGATGGGTTACGACTATGTCTATGACAAGCGTAAACAAAACGAGGGCGGTTCAAACTTAATACTTGCCTACTTACACAAGGAGTGATATACAATGGACGACAAGCGCATTAAACGGCACAGAGATAATGTCCGCCGCATTATACAAGAACGTAGGAGAACAAAGGCGTGGCTTCAGAAGAAGCAGGACACGTTGAAGCGAGCGTGGTCTAGGTTCCACCCAATGGAGCTTGACCCTGCCGACAGGTCGTGGTATTACGATGGCGATGGAACGAAACGAGATAAAGAAACAGACGAGGTTTATAATGACTAAGACAGACAAGCAAAAGAAAAAAGCAATCCGCCGCAAGGCAATCACAATGCAGAATAATTCTGACCGCAAGATAACAATCACAGAAGCAATCAAAGAGGTTTCAAATGTATCGAATGATGTATAAGACACAAGGATGTGGTGCTGCGTTTATGGAGAACGTCCAAGACAGGGACGAGTTCCTACGCTTTCGTGACATATTAGCTAGGCACATGGGCTTCACGACTGAGACAGTAAACAACAAGCTCTACATCTATGACGAGGGCAAAGAGTTCGGAGTATATTATGCCGCCAAATAATGAGGCACAGGCAACAAGCAGAGGTGAGTGTGGGTCTTGTGGCTCATCCGATGGCAACGTCTACTACGACGATGGCCACGCTTACTGCTTTGTCTGCGAGAAGTTTACACCATCACCCAACCAAGAAGGACACACACCAATGCAAAACACAGTTGTAAACCTACCTACAGCACAGGTTACTACCCTGTCCCAGGGTCAGTTCTCTGCCATCCCTGACCGTAGCATCAGCCTAGAAGCTGCAAAGACCTACGGCGTTACACAAACAGATGGCAAGCACATCTACCCATACTACGACATCAACGGCAATCACGTTGCCAACAAGGTGCGGCACGTTGCTAACAAGCAATTCAATGCAGAGGGTGTCATGCCCCACGCCACCTTGTTCGGCCAGCAGTTGTTCGGTCGGGCTGGTAAGTTCATTACCATCTGTGAGGGTGAGCTTGATGCACTGTCTGCCTATCAGATGATGGGTAGCAAGTGGCCTGCTGTGTCTGTTCGTAACGGCGCACAGTCTGCACTCAAGGATTGCAAGGCACAGTTCGAGTGGCTCAACAAGTTCGAGAACATCGTGCTATGCTTTGACAACGACGAACATGGCGCAAAAGCGGCTGCTGCTGTGGCTCAGTTGTTCGAGCCTAACAAGTGTAAGATTGTCAAGCTACGTGCTAAGGATGCCAATGAGTATCTCAAGCATGGCAAGACCGAAGAGTTCATGCAGCGTTGGTGGGATGCACAGCCACACACTCCAGCAGGTATCGTAAGCCTCAAGAACTTTGAGGGGCTGTATGAAACAGATGACAAGGAGAGTGTGCCTTACCCCTACGAAGGCTTGAACGAGATGCTGTATGGGATGCGGACTGGTGAGCTTATCACCTTCACTGCTGGCACTGGTGCTGGTAAGTCAAGCATCATGCGAGAGCTAGAGCATCACCTGCTCAACAACTCCAAGCACAACATCGGCATCGTCAGCCTTGAGGAGAACGTCAAGCAGACTATCTTCCACCTCATGTCGGTAGAGGCAAGCAAGCGTCTATACATTCAAGAGGTTCGTGACACCGTGCCACAAGAGCAACTCAAGGCATACGAGGAAGCCACCGTAGGCACAGGCCGTGTGTTTGCATTCGACCACTTCGGTTCCATCCAGACGGATGAAATCCTTGCTCGTATTCGTTACATGATTAAGGCTCTCGACTGTAAGTTTATTATCCTTGACCACCTATCCATCTTGGTATCAGGTCTTGAGGGTGACGACGAGCGGCGCAACATTGACAAGATGATGACCAACCTACGCTCTCTTGTAGAAGAGACGCAGTGCTGTGTCCTACTTGTCTCTCACTTACGCCGTGCCTCTGGTGACAAGGGTCAGGAAGAAGGCAAGGAGATTAGCCTGTCCATGCTACGTGGCTCACACAGTATCGCTCAGATTAGTGACGCTGTGATTGCAATGGAGCGTGACCAGCAGGCTACCGACCCTATCGTAGCCAACACAACCACAGTGCGTGTCCTTAAGAACCGCTATGCTGGTGAGACTGGTGTCGGTGCTTACCTGTTGTATGACCGTGACAGTGGCCGTATGCAGGAGATTGACGACCCTAACAAGGAAGACTTTGGCACAGTAGACATGGGGGATTACTTGTGAGTCAGAATGAGCTAAGCAAACTAGAAAAATATTTAATAACATATATTAGAAACTATCACGAGTGTCCTGATTGTAATACTGTAACATACTTTGACGATAGTGAGGTCTTTACTGGTAAGACAACGTCTAGGAGAAATAAAACTAAGTTTTTGTGTGGTAAGTGTTCAGCTATGCGACAGAGAGATAAGCATTATAAAAGAGCCTATGGGCTTAACTACCAAGAAGTTCACAAGATGCTTATGCAGCAAGGGTTCAACTGTAAGTGTTGTAGTAGAGAGATAGACATGCCTACTGATGCAATAGATAGAAGCGAGGCAGCCCTTGTAGACCACTGCCATGATACTGGAAAAGTAAGGGGTATAATATGTGGCAGATGTAACACAGGAATAGGACAGCTTGGCGATAACCTAGAAGGCCTGATGAAAGCAGTAAGATATTTGGAGGATAGCGATGACACAACTTAAACCAATCGTAGGTAGCGTAAACATTCCCTTCTCACGAGAGAGGTATGAACGCTCAGACAACAAGGCTAAGCAGTGGGTGATTGATTACTTATCCACACAAGGCCATACAATTTTAGACACCGAAGAAGATTTTTCTGTTGACATCAAAAGCGAGTTGGATTATACTAAGTTCTTCAACGAGGCGGAGATAAAGTATGGATGGAAAGGTGATTGGAATCCTAATTGGAAAGAGATACGAATACCTTACCGTAAACATAAACTTATTAATGCAGTAGCAGACAAGGGTGTCTTACACTTCTACATCATACGACCTGACATGAAGGCAGCATGGCGTATCAGTGGTGACACAGCATCTAAGTCAGTAGTTAAAGAGGCACAAGGTGGACGCATCCTACAGGGTGAACAGTTCTTCCACGTACCCTATCAAGAAGCGGAGTTAATTGAAGTATGAAAAGATTAGTAGTAGACATTGAAACAGACAGCCTAGATGCTACTACTATTTATTGTATTGTAGCTAAGGACATCGACGAAGACCGCATCTACACTTACAAACCAGACCACGTTCACCACGCCAAGAATCTTATTGAGAGTGCAGACATTGTTATCATGCACAACGGGGTGTCCTTTGATGCTCCTGTCCTCAAGAGATTGCTTGGTGTGGAGATACCACTGGCTAAGATACGTGACACACTAATCATGTCGCAGCTTGCCAGCCCAGTGCGAGAAGGTGGTCATTCACTTGACGCTTGGGGTAAGACACTTGGCTTCGGGAAGATAGACTTCCACGACTTCTCAGGTTACACAGACGAGATGCTTAAGTATTGCATCAGGGATGTAGACCTAACAGCTAAGGTGTATAAGGCTCTTGTCCCTACACTCAAGGGATTCTCTGCTCGTAGCATTAAGCTTGAGCATCAGATTCGTGCGGTGGTTGACAAGCAAGAACAGAACGGCTTCACACTTGACGTGAAAGAAGCTATGTTACTTGTAGCAAAACTATCAGACGAGTCTCACAAACTTAGAGAAGAACTTCACGAAGTCTTTAAACCTATTACAGAGATTAGAGTATCTGAGAAGACAGGTAAAAGATTAAAGGATAAGGTTACTGTGTTCAACCCAGGCTCACGCCAACAGATTGCACAACGCCTTATGAACTTGGGTTGGAAGCCTAAGAAGTTTACTGAGAAGGGACAGCCGATTGTCGGTGAGGAGATTCTTGAGAAAATCGACATCCCTCAAGCTCAGTTGATTGCTACATACCTCACACTTGAGAAGCGTGTGTCCCAGATTAAATCTTGGATTGATGTAGCAGACGAGAACGACAAGGTACACGGCAGGGTTATGACGCTGGGTACAATCACTGGTCGTATGTCTCACTCGTCACCTAATATGGCACAGGTTCCTGCTGTCTACTCACCCTATGGTAAGGAGTGCAGGGCATTGTGGAAAGTATCTAGTGACGACTATACACTACTAGGTACTGACGCATCAGGACTTGAGCTACGAATGTTAGCACACTACATGAACGACGAAGCCTACACTAAGGAAGTTGTAGAGGGTGACGTTCATACCGCTAACCAAACAGCAGCAGGACTGCCTACAAGGGACAACGCAAAGACATTTATCTATGCCTTCTTGTACGGTGCTGGTGCTGGTAAGATTGGACAGGTCGTCAATGGCACAGCCAAGGATGGTCAGCGTCTGATTGATAACTTCTTAAACAACATGCCTGCTCTGAAAGCACTGCGCTCTAAGGTAGACAAGTTGTCTGGCAGAGGTTATCTCATTGGCTTGGATGGTCGTGTCCTTACCATACGAAACAAACATGCTGCACTCAACCTGCTATTGCAAGGTGCTGGTGCAATCGTATGTAAGGAATGGCTTAAGTTTATTATTATCCTAGCCACTAAAGCAAAGCTGGACTTCAACCTTGTTGCAAGTGTACATGACGAATATCAATTCGAGGTACGTAAGGGACAGGAAGAAGCCTTCGGTGCTATTACTAAGGAGGCAATGAAGCTTACAGAGGAATCCCTCAATGTTAATTGTCCCTTAGATTGTGAGTATAAGACAGGAATTAACTGGAAAGATACACACTAACGAAAATAAAGTGTTGACATTCTATTCAGGGTGTGGCATTATACAATCATCGCAACGGCAATAATGCTTAGCGAAACGGAAGCCAAACGGAATCCAAAACGGAGATTAAAAATATGACAGTACTATCAGGTAAAGTTTATTGGGCATCTATTCAACAACCAAACACAACATACGAACCAGAGTGGGGTTTGGACTTGATTGTGGATGACAACAACCGCAAAGCCATTGAAGCAGATGGACTTACTATCAAGAACAAAGGCGACGAGCGTGGAGATTTTGTACACATTCGTCAGAAAACAACCCGACGTGATGGCTCAGCCAACGAAGCACCTGAAGTCATGGACGGACAGAAGCAACCATTTGACCAGCTTGTAGGCAACGGCAGTGTATGCAATGTAATGTATACACCGTTTCATTGGGATATGAACGGCAAGTCTGGTGTGTCTCCACTACTCAAGGCTGTTCAAGTAGTTAACCTTGTTCCATATGCTGGTGGCGAAGACTTTGACGTAATCCCAACTGCTACCGCTCCTATTCAAGAGATGGTAAGCGACGAGGTTCCTTTCTAAGTAACTAGGAACTAAGCACGGGGGCTGCACTCAGATATTTGGCAGCTGAAGATGGATACGGGACGGGGACTCCATCACCTTTATCAGGAGATTATTATGGAAATTGCACCACTATTAGTTGTCGTATATGCTGGGATTGCAGGGCTTGTAATTGGC